AGAAAGACTGCTGGAAATGGAGAAACAACTGCAATAGGTTTTGAAGCTGGAATGGATGTCTCAACTGGGATAGCTAATACTTTTGTGGGAAGTAGAGCTGGAAATCAAGGCACAAACGATATTACTGGAGGTTCTAACAATACTCTAATTGGGATGCAATCCAAAACAAGTAACGCTAACGCTAGTAATCAAACAGTAATAGGTAAAGGTGCAAGTGGTGTAGCAGATAACTCAGTAACTCTTGGTAATGCTAGTGTAACTGCTGTTTATATGGCTCAAGATAGTGGAGCATCTATTTTTTGTGGTGATATACTTTCAGGTAGAGCCTCTTCTGGCTCAACTGGAAATGGTCATGCTATTAGGTCTGCTGATTCAGCTATTTTTAGTAGAGATGCTGGTGGTGAAACAATGCAAGTTTGTAGAAATGCAGACAACGGACAATTTATTCAATTTAGAGCAAATGGAAGTATTGTAGGAGATATTAAAAATACTGGTGGAACTGTATCTCTTACTGGTTTCTCAGGTTGTCACGAAAGTAGTAGTCCTGATACTTTAGAAGTAGGAATGGTAGTAAGCACAATAGACGAAGAACATAGTGAAAATCACGCTAAAGTAGAAATCTCTAATTCAGTTGGAGATAAAAGAGTATACGGAGTTGTTTCTGATTTAGAAGGACTAGATGGTAGTAATGTAACTATTGCTTCAGTTGGTATATCATCAATTAAAGTTACTGGTTCTTGTGTTGGTGGAGATTTACTAGAAAGTAATGGAGATGGAACTGCTAAAGTACAGAGTGACGATATTATTAGAAGTAAAACACTAGGAAAAGTAACAATGGGTAACTCAACTGAAGAAGTTAAGATGGTTAGTTGTGTGCTTTATTGTGGATAATAATTAACAAACAAGGAGTCAATAATGGCAAAAAAAGAAAAGAAGCCAGTCTTGAACTTAGATGATAAAGAGTATATCATTGAGGATATGACTGATGAGCAAAAGATGATGGTAAATCATATTAACGACATTCAGAACAAACAGAACAGCAATCAGTTTATGGCTGATCAGTTATCTGTAGGTAAGGAAGCGTTTATCAATATGCTTAGGCAATCACTTAACGATGAAGTCGTAGAGGCTGAAGTAGAGTAATGATTGTCAGGAGATGCGCTCAAGACCATGATGTAGTTTTGCACAAGAATACTAAACCTAATATGGTGAAAGTTATCAAGATGGTTGATGGTTCTTATGTGACAATACAATATCCAAACTCAAAAGATTATTTCTTAATGGTTGATGGTGAGATAACTCGCAAAAGCGACTCATTTAAAACGATTGAGAATGCATATGTTGCTGCATGCGCAGATAAACATTCTAATGGGCATGGGCGCATCGACTATATTACTCATAAAATTATTAACAACCAGGTGGTGGATAGATGAACAATCCTTTAGCAAAGTTAGTAGCATGGCAATACAAGACTGGGCAACTTGATGGTTGGACTAGTTATCACCTCGCAGCAGGCGCATTCTTTTGCAAGATCTTCCAATGGTGTGGATTTAGCGATTTATGGTGCGTTTTAGGTGTTTTGATACTTGGTATCGCCTGGGAAATATTTGAATGGATAATCGAGAACTACCAGCCTTATAAGACAAAGCGTGCATGGGCATACAATACAATGTCTGATATAGTGGTAGAAACTGCAATAGCATGGTGGATGGTATTATGAATAAAGTAATTAAAAAATTAAAAAGCGGAGATTTTGAAGTTGTTAGTACGAGTTATAGTATTAGTGTCAAGTATGTTTATAGTGAGTAGTTGTTCTAATGGTTGGTCTATAGGCGGATATGAACCGAATCCTAGTGATTCTATGTATACGTTTATCGAGGTAATGGATCAAGATTCTACGCTACATTTTTATGCGGATCATGTTAGTTTTAATCAAGACATGTGGTGTTTTACTCACAACAGATGGGAATCAATAAGGAAGAGATGAGTGAAAAGACTGCTAGAAGCTATCGCGCTGATGTTATCGATGACAATTTTAGTATACATCTTAATATTAAGTGGCTATTTCAAATATTATGTTTTGTTGCTGGTATTAGCTACTATGGTGTGCGTATGGAAAATAGGATTGCTAGGCTTGAAACTGAACTTATTAGTGCGGATACAACAATTAAAGATTTACTGGCAAAGCATACAATGGAAGAAGAATCGAAACGACAAGAACTAGAAGAGAAAATATCTTTCTATGAGAAAGAATTAAAAATCAATTTAAATCCAATGAGTTGGAAAAAGAGAAAGAAATAAATGGATATGATGGCAATATATGGCGAAGCAGGAATGATAGGTATATGCGGTGCGTTGCTTGTATATCTAGTGATGTCTTTGTCAAAGAAATCAGAGGCTCAACAAGAATCTTTAAAAAATTTAGAAGTAGAAAATAAAGGTCAATCCGAAAGTATCAATAACATGGAAGGAATGATTATAAAGCTAATTAATAGATGGAATGAATCAGATGCTGTAAGAGATAGAAGGTATGAACAGATGATGGAAGCTATTAGCGATTTAGAAAAACAACTCTCAAGAATGGATGGTATAATGAGTAGAATGAATGGTAACGGGAGACATTAATGGACGCTCAAGATTTTACAAGAATATTAACAAGGCACGATGAAAGACTTAAAAACATCTACTCTAGTTTACATAGGATAGAGAAGCATTTAGAAAGACTTAATGGAAAGGTCAGTAACCATGATACTGATATTGCTCGATTTCAAACATGGGGAGCGGTAGCTCTTGTTACTTTTCCTATAATGATAAACATAATAATGAGGTTCGTCTAATGGATATAAAATCAATGCTAGTAAAGCTAGCCGAAGAACAAGCAGATAAAATGCAAGACCAAGCAGTGGATCATATTGGATCAAATGATTTTGCAGATAAACTGGCACAACTACTAAACGATAAGATTAACATACCTTTTGTAAAAGAAGAGAAAGAAGGCAAGATGTTTAAAGAGTTAGTAGAAGTGATCCAGTCTATTACTATCGGTTTAATTAAAGGTAAGTAATGGCAGTACCTGCACGAGTACAATCAACGATGCGTAGGCTAGGTCTACGTGGAGTAAATAAACCAAAACGTACACCAAGTCACAAAACAAAATCACATGTAGTGATGGCATCTAGTGGTGGTAGATATAAAGTAGTGAGATTTGGACAGCAAGGTGTGCGTGGCGCAGGTAAGAACCCAAAGAGTAAATCTCAACAGGCCAGAAGACGCGCATACTATGCAAGGCATGGTAGAACAACTAATAAGTTTTCAGCAAAATTCTGGTCAAATAAGGTGAAGTGGTAATGAAAGTCAAAGGTGTTAGTGTTACAGGATTAAGTAAACGACAAGTATCTTCAATGCGTAGACACGCAAGACATCACACTGCAAAACATTTACGATCTATGGTATCTGCAATGCGTAGAGGTAAAACATTTGGTCAATCTCATTCTAGTGCAATGAGAAAGGTAGGTAAATGAAAAAGAAATCATCTGTAAATAAAGCAGGCAATTACACCAAACCATCGTTACGTAAACGGATCTTTTATCGCATTAAAGCAGGTAATAAAGGTGGTAGAGCAGGTCAATGGAGTGCAAGGAAAGCTCAGATGTTAGCGAGAGCATATAAGAAAGCAGGCGGTGGATATAAATAATGGCATTAAAGAAGTCACAAAAGAGTTTAAAAAAGTGGAGTAAGCAAAATTGGGGTTACGTCACGAAAGGTGATGAAAAGAAACCACGCAAAAAGCGAGGCAGATACTTACCTGCTAGTGTACGTAAGAATTTAACGAAATCACAAAAGGCATATGAGAATAGGCTGAAAAGAGCTGCTAGTAAGCAAGGTAAACAGAACGCTAGTTATTCTAAAAGAACTGCCAAGAAAGTAAGGAGAGCAAGATAATGCCGTACCATTATGGAAAGAAAAAGAAGTCAAAGAAAGTCAAAGTTAAAAAGAAGAAGATGAAGAAAGGCATGAAGCGCAAATGATCAATCCAGACCAAATAAAAGGACTCATTAAGCGTGTTTTACAGAAGATAGATTTATATTCTCCTGAAGCAGCAGAGTTTGTTTATAATATTGGCTTAGTGGAGTCAAAGTATATTTATCTAGAGCAAATCAAAGGTCAAGCGCGTGGTGTCTATCAATGTGAACCTTGAGTAGAGGTAGATATAATAAATAACTATCTTCAGTATCGAGAAGAA